TGAAGAACGGGGTTTTCATCCCGTCCTTATACGCTTTTGCCCGGTTGTATTTTTTGGATAATTCTTTTAATTCCACCTTGCCTCATTAAGTTATACGAATCCTTTTGAAGCGGCGATCTTTTCAAGACTTCTCTAATATCTTGCGTTCTCCCTTTGCTGTTTGATTTCCTCCGCCTCTGCCTCTTTAATCTGATTCTCTTCTTGGGAAATAGCTTCTATCGCTTGTTCTTCTGCCATTTGCTGTTCCATAACTGCTTGAACTGCTTGTTCTTCCGCCATAGCAGCTTCTTGCTCTTGTGTGGCGAGCATCTTCTGTTGCCACTCCTCGATATCTTGGTCTAGCGCATCTTCTAGCGCCTCCATACCGAACTTCTCTAATATCTTGCGTTTAAGCTCCATTTTTAGGTTCTCAAATGGCTCTTGCGCAAAGACAGAGTAGAGCTGCATAATGTCTTCACGCTCTTTCTGTTTATCTATTAGAAGCGTTGAACCTGCCTCGGGAACACAATCATATTGACCAGCAATTTCGGCGGGGATTACTCTAACAAACTCTTCGCCTCTCTTTCCCACTACTCTCAACACCTTTTCATCGGTGATAAACTGTTGGTAAAGAGCTAGAACCATCTCTCCGAGCGTTTTAAGCGCTTCCTCAAGTAACTGTATTTTGTGGTTAAATCTGGCATTAGCTGCCTCTTGAATCAACGAAATACCGGTAGCAGTTTTATTCGTTCCAGAATCAGCACCCTTTGTATAATCGTATATCCCAAGCGCCTGTTGAATATCTGATTTGATAAGCGATAGGTCTTTTTGCGCGTTAGCTGTCAAATCAGGTGGCACAATCGGGTCAACCTTTTCGTATTCACTCGATAGGTGTATTACTCCGTTAGGTCTAAATACAAGCTCCGATTCATCGACATTTTCACCTGTTACCTTCCACATATTCATCAGGGTCTGAGTGCGGTTGTCCATTATCTGGTTTTGAATTGTGTTTAAGGCGTGTTGTAACTTGATTACCGGCTCTATTTCGCCCTTGCCATAAAACTCGTGCGGGACGATTGAATCTTTGAGCGCAATGAACGGTTTCTGTCCGTGCCAAAAGGGATTAGACTGTTCGCGGATTACTACCTCGCCAGCCGCCATTACAGTTAAACCGTCTCTATCCCACATCTCCCATATCTCAATCTTATCTACCGTGTCGTCTTGCTCCCCCCTATGTCCGAAGGCTAATTCGTGGCGCTCTGTTTCTTCCGGGGATTTCTCTATCTTTGAAATGTATCTCTTTAGTTTTTTAAGGTTCTCGTAATATCCAGAACCTTCTTCTTCCAGCTCCGCTAATGACTTGTAATACCTGTGGATAACCCACTCTGCATCTTGTATGTCAGTAGCTTCGGGGTCAACAAAGAAGTCATAAAGGTTTACCACCTCCATACAAGGGTCGTCTGTTTCGGTAATTGTCTCGGTTTTAGTAACGAACTCGCCGTTCTCATCAATCAGAGGTTTGCCCATCTGGTCGAACTCGTAGGATGTAACTTCTCTCTCTGTGTTCTTCCAGTAGAGTTTGGCGATGCCAGTGCCGTAGATTAGGGCGTTCTTAATCCAGCTGACAACCTTCTCAAAGGCTTTGTCTTTGCTCCACCAATACTCGAACAAAGCCGTATGAATATCACTTGACATCTCATCCTGTGGCTCACGAGGCTTATACTCAACACTTGGTCGCTGTGCCACCATACGAGGCACGATTGTCTCGATGTTTGACCACGAATAGGGGTTGTAAATCTTTGAGTTGGTAAACTGCTCTTTGCCCGATCCGTGATAAACAGCATCACAATTATTAAAAACCTTAAACTTGTTTTTAGTATTGTTAATTCCGAGTTGTATTCTAGACTTTAGTATTTCTTCTTTTTTCATATGTCCTTAGCTACTGGTATTCACTAAGTGATACGAATTAAAAGAAATCTCGCTTTAATTAGAACCGAGCATAGGATCCACATATAGTAGGCGCGCGCGAAATTCGCCTGTATCTTTTAACGCCCAAAACCATCTGTGTTATCGTTAGTTTGCGCCTTAGGAAGTTGTCAACGCTATAAGACGGAATAAATGAAGTCGCCATAGTTACTCCACCTCATAGTCATCTATCTCTTGTAATTTAGCCCTCTGTTTCTTATATTCCTCGATAGCAACAAACTCGCCAGCCTCAACTCTGTCAACCCAGCTTTGAAACTTTTCGTAACTCTTTTTTAGCTTCTTGGTGTCCTCTATCAAGCTAATCGCATCATCTGCATACTTCTCAACCAACCTCGACTTAATAACTTTCGCGAAATCGTCTGCTTTAAGCGCCATTAACTCACTTTTCTTTTTCTTTGCCATTCTTTCTCCTTGCTTATGTTAATTAAAAAAACTCGTCTTTGAACTCCTCGCTGAAGTGGTCTATGAAGTCTTTGGGGATACATCCTAACTCATCAACCTCAGAGAACCTAACATTGGTTTTGTCTAGCGGATCGCGATAGTGTCTGTCCTTTTTGGGCGTGTTGCAGTATCTGTATATCTTAGCCTTGTTTAGGTCTATTAGGTGGTGTTTGCATACTCTGTAAAAAAAGGTGGTCTCACTGCATATCTCGGGGTCGTATTTATTCTCCTCAATCACTTTCCAGATCTTTATTCTCATCTCTTGCATCAGGTCGTCTGCGTCATAGCCGGGGATATTGGAAGTCTGTGCTAAGTGCCAGAGCATTTTATCAGTCCGGGCATAAATCTCTTTTAGGATTTCGTCAACTATCCCCATATTGGCGTCCTTCCATAGCCAGTTATCGAATCTCCACCGGTATAGCCAATTATCTTCTTTTTGGGCTTCGCGCGCACATCTTTAATGTTCACAGCGTAGTATTCCAAAGCCCTCATAGCGTGACTAAATTCATCGTGGATAGGTATTTCATTCTCTTGGTTTCGGGCGGTTTCTTTGATTGTCGGGTAGCGGTAGTTTAAGAGGCAATCCCTAAAGCGAGTTAATTTGTTGGAGACAAAGAGTGATTTGATTAGTCCGTGTGTAGCACGAATTTGATCGGGTATCCGAACTCCGTCTTTAGTGCGTATGTGTATGCCTTTAGATGCCATAATCTCAATCGCAGAAGTACCCGTTGTAAGAGTCCTTGCTTTTCCAGCTGGATCACCAGTGTAGAGTTCCGCTTGTTTATACGGTTTACTTTGTATAACCGAGATGAAATGTTCAATATTGGCGTTTGACGCTTCGTAGTAATCAATAACTCTGTACTCTGATCCGGTTTGTTGAATCCATATAACACTGGTCGGATCGTTAATCCCAAAGTCAAGCGAGATATGAAGAGGGAGTTGGTTGTCATAATTAACCTCCTTAAAGTTTTCTAATGGCCAGTCCGAATAGACTGTTCCTGACGGTCGTGTAAATTCTGCTAAATACTCTTGATCAAAAGCGTCTTTGGGTAGCGTCTCCTCAGCCTGTTTAAGCTCCTCTGCGTTGGCATAGGCGCTTGTCGGGATTCCGTTCTTAATAGCTGGTATCTTGAATTTGGTTGTGTCAGGCTCGTCTGCAAAGAACTTATCGTACAAGTCGTTGCCCATCCCTTTGGGAGTGCCTACAAACCAAACCTTACCAGCGGTTGTTGAAAGCATCGGTCTTAATACCTTAGTCCAAATATCTCTTGGGAAGTCAGCGTATTCGTCTAAATACATTCTATGAACTACCGCGCCTCTTAAAGACTGCGCATTTTCTACTCCTATTAGTTCTATCTTGCTTCCGTTGGGGAATGTTATTTTTAATTCTGACGAGTTACACTTGGCGTTCATTTCAGGTAATAAGTATTTCTGAAATGCGTCCCAAACATTACGCTTGGCTTGTTTGTAGTCGTTGGTTACATACCAGATTCTTTGGTTTTGATTCTTTAGCGCGTGTCTAATTGCATCGTTGATAATACCTGTTGTTTTGCCGATCTGCCTTCCTGTTACGAGAACTAAAAATCTAGTGGGACAATTGTGCCACTCTTTCTGATACTGTTGCGGGGTGTATGGGATTGTGATTAACATAGCGCGGGTCTAGACTGTCCGCGCTATACTAATCGTCCCATTTAAAGGTTATGTTGTTCTGTACCGCCACTCTTGGCGCATTGCCGCCATATAGCTTTACCATTTCTAAAAGCATTTGCTGATGTACTAACGATCCTTTTTTGGCTTTATCTACAATATCCCGAATTATTTCTGGAATTGCGGCGTAAACAAGTCCTGACGACTCGTGGAATAATGTGTCAACAAAATCCTGGCTTTTTAATGCGTCATAATACACATTTCTAGTGACTCCAGCGGCTTTGCATAATGCCGTTATAGAATTAAACGATCCGGTCTGCATTGTCTCCAGTAGTTTTCTGCGCTCTGGTGTTATATTGTTGACAGTTGTAACGCTGCTGTCGGTCATTTTGTTTCTTCTTTCACTTTGTTATTTCCTTTCCTCAATTTTTGTTCTTAGGGTCATTGGTTTGCCTTAAATTACAGCCAAAATGCTTATAAAATGGATTGCTTGGTCGATGTAAATTAGCTTGAAGTTTTCTTCTGTTCTCGCTTGTTTGGATTTCCACATATCGCAGAAGAAGTGAGTAGCGAATAAGAATACAAATTTCCAGATAGCAGGTTGCCCAAAGTAATAAAGTGGAAGATAGACGAACATCGTCCAAGTAATAGCGTGAACAAATAGCAGGAATAGTCTTTTGCCTTTGTTGTCAGCTATGAATGGGCCTTGCCAATGAAAGTCATAAAGCAAGTGAGCTAGTAGTATTAAATAAAATGTCATTGTTGTCCTTGTTTACTTTACTTACAATTATGCCTGTGCCTATAATAATACTTCTGTTCATCTTCGTCCCACTCTGCGTTGTCGAGGTAAATTACTCCGTTGCAGGTGGGGCAGATTCGGTATTTCTCAATTCGTTCTCTCAATTTCCTTGATTTTCTCTTGAATAATAATTTTGTTAAGTTTATCATCTCGTTTGCCTGTGGTGTTGGCTCTTAAAGTAAGTAAATCGAATCTCTTTTGCCCTAATTGATTTAACTTAAAGTTGTAATAATCTCTACCTTCTTTCTTCTCGTGTTCCCATTCCTGATGACAAGGTATATTACACATTAAGTCGCAGTTTTCGTCATCGTATCTGGTTGATTCTTTGCTCCGATTGTAAAAATGTGAAACTCCTGAATTGTATTTTGATTCGATTACTTTCCCGCATTTACAACAGATATTATTATCTCTTAATCTGATGTATTCTGTCCATAATTTATCAGAGGGTCTGATTTTTACTTTGAATCGCATATCATATCTCTATCGTTTAATACGCTATGTAAATCAGTCTGCAACTCCGTTATCTGCTCCTGCTGGTAGACTATTTCAGCTGTCATTCTGATTACACGGAAGTAAAGACCTAGAATTATTGTAAATTCGAGGATTGTAAGTATGGCTAATATGGCTGTGATGTATTTCATTATCTCCTTTGATGAGCGGCACTCCCTTAAGGTTATGAGCCTATGGGTTTATCCCGATCCTTATCGGCTAGGCCGAAGTGTTTAATCCGTCTAAATAACAAACCCTATAAAATCACTTCTGTTTAACACTCTGCGTGTCAGCTTTCTCTTGTAATAATTAGCTTCAGTAACAGTTATTTTGTCGCCTTCGATCTTTTCAATGACGACTGCGTGGTATCTTGCTTTTTCAACACCAATCGCCCCGACTTGCGGGGTTTGGCTGTTAACTCCCGCTCGTCCACCATTTCCAATGCTTCGACTAATCCCACTTTTCGCTTTGGCATATTTGACACAGTTGAAGTATTGCGTGTCCTCACCGATAATCTCGACATATCCGCCTGTACCGCTATAAGACTCTCCTCTGCTTGCTCTTTCAGCTTTTTCTCGTGCGATAGTCTGTTGGCGTATTCTCTCGTAATTCTCTCTAGCGATTCGTTCTCTTTCGCTAATTTGGAATTTACTTTCGCCAGCCACAAAGCTAATACGAGGGCGATTAAGGCTAAGATTGTCAACATTTGTCTCCTTTATTTGATTTGTGTTTATTATTATCAAACTCGCTATTTCGATTAGCATACTCTCCAGTCTTTACTGATAAATTTGGAAAATATGTTCTCATAAGCGTCCCTTTGTCTAATTAATTTATGTAATTCGACCTGTTCAAGTACAGGGAGTGAGAGGCAAGAAATTTCATCTTGCACGCTCTAATTGGAACTTCTTTACCGTTTCTCGGTTACCCTCAACGGATTATCCAATTTACCTTTTAGCTCGTTGTTATCGCCTGCAGACAATAACGGTTGGTACTTACTCTCAACCCAACCCGATGCGTCTTATTCCGCCACTCTCACTCTCTATATTTGTTAAGGTTTGTTTACATTGGGGTTGGGGACAAGACCGTCTCTCCGACTTGCCCCCGTGTTGTGTTCGTTGCTTCGATGGAAGCTACGAGTGTTGGTCGGCAGTTGTTATCGCACAACTCCCGTAAAGCGTGGGCTATTGTCCGCAGGACTGTTTAACCTTGCGGAGAGCTGCCCAAACTTCTGTGCTGTCTGGGTAGCTAGATGATGCCGTTCTCGATGTCCTTGCAGTCGTCGTCGAAGCGGTCTTGGAACCACTTGATGGCTTGTGCGTCGTTCGGAAGCGTGACGACGGTGTGCCTCTTGACTACCCCACACTTGCAGAGGAAGTAGTGATATGACTCTCCTCCGAAGTAGAGGTCAAACTGCCACTCCATGTGAACATAGCCACAGACGAACCTCACAGTTGGTTCACCTCCAGTATGGTCAGGGAGATGAAGTTCTGCTTACCATCGTCGATGTCGAGCTTGAACTTTCTTCCGCCGACCCAGACGATGGCTTGGTCGCCCACGATCTCGATGGTTGCCACCTCCTCCGTCTGCCCGTTGACTTCCCGTTTCAGCTTCAGCTTGCCCTTGAGCATCTCCGCCCTCCAGATATTCGAGGATTTGCTTCGGTTCGGGGTTCCCGAACTTGTGTACGCTGTGAGCCCACTCTTCACAGATCTTATGGCGGGCTACACAGTTGTCCGAGTTGTTAAGGTTTTCGCCACACCTCCTTTGACACCTGTTTTTTCTGTGGTGTCCCACGATGTTCGACTTCTTGATGAACTGGCCACATACGTCACAGCATCTTCCCTGCCGTTCCCACGCTTCGAGTTTGCACTCTTTCCAATGCGTAGGTATCACCCCTTTCTTGCAGGCATCAGAGGGATGGAAGCCCTGATGTAGTCAAAGTCCGACTAATGGCTACAAAAAAAGAGCTTAAAATAAGCTCCCTTAACCGCTTCTGATTGTGTAAAACTTGTTCATTTTTCCCTCGTTTTTTATATTCTATTACTTTTAATGGTTGGTGTCAACACCTGTGCATTTCAATATATTCTTGTAGCCAGCGTTGTCGCATTTCACCGCTTGAAACTCTTTGTTGGCGGTCTTCTTCGACTGAGGCTTTGTCGATGTTTATACCGATTAACTCGACAATTCTCTCTTTGGTTTCGGTTCTTTCTCCGATGGTTGGTTTATAAATATGCCGGTCTTTTTTATTATTTTTAGTGTGCCATAGGCAATATAATCTTCGAGAATAATTACTCCAAGATTTTTCTATTAAGCAACCACACCTTTTGCAGTATTTATCCATTTATTCCTCACTCGGCTTAGGTTTAATTTGGACTGCTAGTTTGCCGCTATCGTCGTATGTAGTAAGCGTGCCGTCATTGCTTACCGTTAGCACCAGTGCTTTCTCGACCTCGTTCTTGTCGTATTCACGATTGCCGATTTTGATGGTTTCGGCTTTTTCAACATCAATGCCTGTAATTCTCTTGAACATCGTGGCGTCAAATTCCTCTAAAGACTTAACAT